TTAATAATGCTGAATATCTTGCATCATTTTTAAACTCTGTCTTTAAATCGTCAAACGTAGAAACGGTCAGATTGCCAGAATTATCGGTTACTTTAACACCGTCCTCGTGAAACTTCAATCTGCGGCCAATGAACTCAGCTAGCAGCTCTGCATTAGTTCCATCAGCTAAATCTGCCGCTATCTTCATTGCAGTATTAACTTGCTTTTCTTTCGCAATGTTACCGCGTAAATCATTCAATTCCGCAATAGTTGCTTGGTATCTTTCTTCGGATGACTTATGTAATTGTTCATAATCGCCCTTTTCTTTTGCAATCCTTTCTCTTTCTGTTTGAGATTCTTCCTCGATTGCGCGCTTTGCTGTTTTGGCTTTTTTAGCCTCAGTAAGCAGCTCATCCATCTTGGCTTTCATCGCGGCATTTTCAGCCATTAATTGAGACAAATCTACTGTAGCTTCTTGTTCATTTTCTTGCGTTACTGTTTCTTCTTCACTCATTTTTATCACCTTTGGTCACAAACCAGACGATCACTGACCGCCTATAAGATCAGAAAACACGATGGGATTCATGCTCTCCAGTTGAGACAGGGTATAAACCCTGCCAGTTGGGTCCACAAACTTATCTAATGATAATTTGCCAGACCGAAATAATCGTGAACGTTCTAAACCCAAAGCCTCATCCACAAATTCTTTGTTTTGCCGTTTAAGCCATCCACCGTAAGTTACTTTGGATGATACCTGCTGAACGCCATCACTACCAATAGCAGGCCGCTTAGAATCAACGTCAAGCCCCAAGTCAAACTCTTTCTTAATCTTTGGGATAGTAGTTGACCTGCATCCAAAATGAGCGGGCGGCATAGGACCAGTGCCGACTCGATAATACTTACCGTCTCTGCTCATGCAAATAAAGGTAGTTCTACCGTCAAGCGTTGCAACCCACTCATACCTATCTACTAATCGACTATTTTTCTTATAAAGCTCTGATCTAGTAGTTGAGCTAATATGATTAATAATCGTGCTAATTAATGACGTAACTTGCCGTTTCATTAAGTTTCTAATCAAACCATCAACTTGCTTTGCAATAAAACTTGTTCCTGATCCCGATGTTACACCATCAATTACTGATTGCAGTATTTGCGATCCTTTCTTGACGCCAAAATCAGATAATGCATCGGCAATGGTAAATCCCAAGCCAGCCTTAACTGACATCGGTGTCGCCATTACTGCCGCAACTAAAACTGTTTCTTGAGGCGATATAAAGTCAACACTGGAAACATTATTTAACATTACTGTATTAAAGCTCGTTTCGCTTGGAATTAGCTTCATGCTTTCCAGTTCAATTAATGTCTTTACGTTCTGGAATTCTTCCTTGTTTAGCGAATCAATATCTTTTAATAAATCTTGCAGCCTTTGCGCTCTAAATTCTTCTGGTTCTTGGCTCAGTCTTGCATTTATCCTTCTGCGTAATCTATTTAATAGCTTAACGGCATCTTTGGCACGCCCGTTACCGTAACGCTGCAAAAATACTTGGTGCCTAGTAGCGGCATCAATTAAATAGTTATCACTTGGCATCTTTGTACTTGCGATCAAATTGCGCTCTACATACAGCCACGCGCTGATCCCTTTCCTTGTATTCCTTGTTCATTACAGGATCGCTCATGCAACGGCTAATAAATTCCCGCAAAGGCTCTTTTTCTTTTGGAGTAGGCAAAGGCATTATTAGGATTCCTCCGGCATTGCATCAAATAACATATCATCTGATTCTGCCTCATCGTCGATCATTTCATCTGTTCTTTCAGAATCAATTAAATTAGCTCTACGCATAAGATGCCTAATGTCAGATTGAGCGATGACGCCCCTATCCATCAGCTGTATTTGCGCCATAAGCAACTGTGGATCAACACTTGCATCGTAAAATTCACGATTGACATAGATTGACGGCTCAGATGTTCCGCCCATAAACTCCATAGCCCACAAAAAACACTTATTAAAAGCTGATTCAACATTAGTAATGATTGAACCAAGTTTACTGTTTTGGCCTGAAAATCTAATCTTGGCGGCTTCTGCTGTCTCGGTTCCGCTTTGATCTTGAATGATTCGAGTGCCAATCTTGACCATTTGCAGCTCTTTCATTTCCATGCCTTTCAGTGGCATCTGGTTTTCGCCAGCTTGCAATAGAGTAGCGTTACCACCTTCAGGCAAAAGTATTGCGGACCGCGAACCAAAAGAAATGCCGCCAGACATATTCTGGTCTACCCATGACTGAGTTAAACCAGCAAGCGCTGGCGTAGGCTGGCCAACCAAGAAGCTAGATTCTTCATAATCGGCAGAGTTTCGGTAATGACTAATATTGATCTCGGCAATATCATATAGCGGGGCTTTATCCACCGTTTCATCGTTATTAATCGAGCCTATGAACGCGAAAGGTATTTCATCCCACAAGGAACCATCAAACTTGCGGGGATAAATATTTGGATCAATTACTTGCTCACCATCAGCATCTTGCCCGTATGAATAAAACATTAATTCATTATTTTCATCGTATAGATTCTGAACATATACACCGTCAACTAATCTTAATACTCGGTGATACATGCATTCTTCATACTCAAACCCATCATCAGAAGGTTTTAATGTAGGTTCCTGTAATACAATCATCGATAACTTTTTAACGCCACCTATTACTTCGGTTCGCCAATTAATAATTGATTCAGCAGGGTATGGCATGATATTGGCGCGCAAATTCTGACTTTTAACTTGAGCATCAGTCAATCCCTTTGGGGATTCAGGGTAATCAACCAGCAGGCCATAACGGCCAACCATTAATGCTTCCCCGGCAGAGTCTTTAATCATCTGATCAGCCGACAGCCCATCACCATTAGCGTTTTCAATCATGTATTCAATGCTAGGATCAAGCTCAATGGTGCAAGGCTTTCTGAACACCATGCCAAGCATTCCTTCTTTGGTATGCCCGGTAAAGTTTACGAAATTAGCCCGTTCAACGTATGCACGATACCTGAGTTTATTGTTTGTTGATCCATCGGTTGGATTAGGTGGCGGCAAATAAGCAGTGCCAGAAAGGCCGCCCAATGCTCCCTCAGCACCTTTTGCGCGTGACTTGATAGCTGCCGCGCCTTCGTCACAGTCTCGGACCATCTTCCATTTGGTAATGGCCTTATCGTATTGGGGATTTGTACTATCTACAGGCATAATTTATCTCACAAAGCGTACGCGTAAATCAGCCACCGGCTTTATTACTGGCAGTTCAAAAGCAATCGGATATGTTCCCGCGTCTGGCAAGTGATCAAGGTTCGATTTCTTGTCTGGCGTTCCGTTTGCATCGTAAGCCAATTGCTCTAGGCATCTGGCGTATTCAGGGCAAGCAACATCATTAACAAATAATCGGCCTTTTTCAAATGCATTGTTAGCGGCCATTATCCGGTCTTTAACAAAAGGATTCGTTTTGTTTGCGTAAACACGAAACCCAGCATCTTCTAGCAACGATATATCAGAAATAGACGCGTCTACAGATTTCCTACTGCGACCACTGGCGTCCGGGTATATTCTAATAGAATGTTCCGGGTACTTATCCTTGATCACCCTAATCATTGCGGGCGTATCGTAAATACCCTTAAATTCATCCACAGCGTGCCATTCTGCGCCTTTAACTATATACACCACTGCTGACATATTGGTAACGTTAAAGTCCATCCCAATGCGTAACAATTCGTTTTGCGGCACTTTCTCATCGGATCGGCATTTTATTCTATCATAAGCATTATACACCGTACCAGATTGCAGATTGACAAACTGCCCTTCTAAGTATGCGGATAATAGGTTATCTGGGTAAATATCCTTTAGCGACTGAATATAATCACTTGGTAGATGCGGATTGCTTGATGTTGGGGCTTGTATTATTTCATAGCCTTCCTTTGGGTTTTTCTTCCATGTTTCATATACAAACTTAAACCCTTCAGGTGTTGTGGTTACTCCAATAGTATTTGATTCACCGTTAGCTTTTGGTTGCCTGTTTCTGGCTACTATTTGACGCCAAGCATAAGCGGCATCATCTTTCTTCATTGTATCTAATTCGTCAACGTCAGCGTCAGCGTGTTCGTAACCAATAATTCTATGCGGGGCATCCATTGATCTAAAATAGATTCGGCCATAACCCTCGATATGAATATAATTCAATGGTGACTTGTATAGCCTGTAAGCTACACCCAATTCTTCAAGTGCCGCCTCAAACCTAGGGAATGCAATCATTCTAATCAGATCGTATGTCGGAGCATAAAACCCTCTATCTGTTTTGGGATTGGCTAACTTACCAAATATGGCGCGCTTAATCGCTGCTTCAGTCTTGCCTGATCCAAACCCAGCAACCAAAGCAGGATATTTTGCCTTGGTGGTCATATAGTTAAATTGCGGGCTAGTTGGGTAAACTTCACTCATTAGGATTTACGATGCTAATATTAATTGGCTGCGCGGAAGATTCTGCAACGTCTTCCTTCCAACCTGCTTGAGTCTTTAAGTAAAATATATTGGCCGCAACATTACCAGCTTGAGCCATTTTCATAAGATTCTGACCCATCCCGGCAAATGCTTTAGCCCTTCCCTTTTTATAAGCATCAAAAACTTCAGGCTGTCTATTTTCAATAGCCCGTAAAGTAGTTTCCGATATATTAAAATAATCCGCTATTTGACGCTTTGTCAATACAGCAGACAAAGCCTCAAGCTGTGCAGTTTGTTCGGGCGTAAAGTCAATCATCGGTCTACCGCCACCATCGCCTTGATTGCCTATTTTCATTTAACGGCCTTTAGCTCGCCTAAATTAGCGTCCGCAAAGTCAGACTTGCGTCCGTTGATATACATATCGTTAAACTTATCACCTGTAGATTCCATCACGGCTTCTTGTCCGGCAAAGTCCTGCCATCGCTTAATAATCACATCGCAGTATTTAGGGTCTAGCTCCATCATGCGGCAGTCTCTATGATTTTTCTCGCAGGATATAAGGGTTGAGCCTGATCCACCGAAGCCATCATATACAATCTTTTTATCTGGCTGGTCGGTCATGGCCATATCTATTAGCTCTACTGGCTTCATTGTTGGGTGCACGGTGTTTCTTTGCCTTTTCATTTCCCATATGTCACCCCGAAGGGTCTTATGGCCTCCAAAGTCTCCATAGTAAAAGATAATTTCATGCTGCTTAAAATACTTATCTAAATGCTGGGCAGGGTTTACCTTATTCCAGACAATCATGGCTTTAGGCTTTCTGGCAAGCTCTTCCATAGCCGACTTAAATAAATGGGCGTATTGCCAGCTGCAGCAAACGTACATTGTTTCGCAACTCATAACTGACTGCATTAGAAAGTCTTTGAATTGAGAGTCTGGCATTTTATCGTTTTTAATCTTATCTCTTTTATCGCTTACGCCCTGATAATCTATATTGTATGGAGGGTCAGTAAAAACCATATCAGCCTTATTGCCATCCATTAGCTTATCAACCGCATCTATACTCGTTGAGTCGCCGCACATCAATCGGTGGTTGCCCAATATCCAGACATCACCCTCAACCGTTATCGGATCATCCTCCAGCTCAGGAACCTCATCTTCATCGGTTAAACCTTCGGCGGGTTCTTCTTCAAGCAGCCCTGCAAGAAAGTCATCATCAAAACCAAGCAAATCAATATCAAAATCAAACTCGCTTAACCGTTCTAACTCAACCTTTAATAAATCCAAATCCCACCCAGAGTTTAACGCCAGTTGATTATCAGCTATTACGTAAGCTTTCCTCTGAGCCTCTGTAAGCCCTTCCAGCGTAATGGTAGGCACTTCATCCATACCCATCATTTGAGCCGCCTGAAGCCTTCCATGCCCGGCTATAATCCCTTTATGCTCATCAATCAACAAAGGATTAGTGAATCCAAATTCTTTAATGCTCGCCGCAACTTGTTGAACTTGTTGTTCGCTATGCGTTCGAGAATTGTTTATATACGGTATTAATTCCCCAGTCTTTCTGTAATCTATGGTTAGCATTAAGCCTCCGCGCCAAAAGTCTCTTTATGATTCATGGATGGATGTTGCAGCATAACGCTGTCTTCATCTGGTGGCAAAGCGTTTGACCTCATATCTACTGAGTCACACCAAAGGATCAGTGCCGCTTTAATCTGGAATGTCGCTGACGGGCATTCAATTATATTCTGCGTGATGCTGTCGATCTTGGACAACAAATCAAGCCAGCCGTTTTCCTCACAGTCAAGTATACGCTGAGTAATTTGCAATTGCTTCATATCTGCCTCCCGCATTTCTGCTAATGGCTGCAATAGCTTATCATTTATCTTTACATTGTACCATAAACAGAACTTTGCGCATAAAAGTGTGAATTATGTACATATTTATGCGGCAATAAAAAGCCCCAATTAAGGGGCTAATTTAAGTCTTGTTTAGCAATTGCCAGTAACCCAACAATCGTTATAACTATCCCATACAGTACCACTTTACACCTCGCGTTTAATTAAGGCGGCAGTATAAAGTCTATTAGTTATGATCAGAAATGCAGGCTTATTATAGAACCTATACCATAAATGATATGCCGCTAGTATTCTTGATCCATTATTTTACATCTTTAAATGTTATTGCTTTAAAGCATTGTGAATAGAAATCTTTTATTTGTTCCCGCTCTTCCCATAGAATTATAACAGGGAAATAGATTGGTGAAATAATTAAGTATAGAACACCGATGCCAAAGTATTTAATCTTCTTTCCCATCATCAGTCCTCTTGGTCAAATTGAAATGCTTCATCAAAGCCTTGCATTATGTATAGTTCGATGCAGTGCTTTATTGTGTCTTCCGTAGGTGAGTCTGTATGTTTGTGCGCATATCGCCACCCTGCCTCTATACTTTCATCAACTAACCTTTCG